ACCAAAGAAAGCATCAATAGAATTAAGCGGAGAGATAAATCAACGCATTCAACAAATATCAGTAAACATACAAGATGGAACTCAACATCAACACATCAAAGACGTATAGAGATATTGATGGTAGTAAACGTATCTGCATACTGCAAGGTGGTACGAGAAGTGGTAAGTCCTATTCAGCATTACAATGGATATTAGTAAAGGCATTAAGTGAACCTAATATGGTGTTCTCTATTGTCCGTAAATCATTTCCATCAATGCGTGTGAGTATTATGAGAGATTGGGTTGGCATCCTTAAAGATTTAGGAATATGGGATGAGAATAGATGGTCAGCAACTGAACACATCTATACATTCGACAATGGAAGTATGGTAGAGTTTATGTCTATCGATAGTTCTGAAAAAAGAAAAGGTAGTAGTAGAGATTACTTATTTGTGGATGAAGCAAATGAATTAAGTAGAGAGGATTGGTTTCAGTTGTTTATAAGAACTCGTAAGAAGAGTATCATAGCATATAACCCATCATTCGGTACAAACAATTATATCTTTACTGAAATACAAACACACCCCGAAGCTGATTTATATATCTCCACGTTTAGAGATAATCCTTATTTAGAGAAGCAGTTAGTAGAAGAGATTGAAAGGTTAAAAGAAATCAACCCTGAATACTATAAGATATATGGTATGGGTATGCCAGGCAATAACATAGGTACAATCTTCTCAATCAATTTAGTAGAAGAAGTGCCGGAGAACGCAGAGTTCGTTGCATTCGGACTAGATTACGGATTTACAGTAGACCCTACATCATTAGTAGCAGTTTGGAAGCGGGATAAAGACCTATTCATAGATGAACTCATATATGAGAAAGGAATGGTTACATCAGATATAGCACAACGATTAATAGATTTAGAAGTAGGTAGAGAAGAGATATGGGCAGATAGTGCAGAACCTCGTCTTAACGAAGAACTATATAGGCTCGGATTCAATGTTAAAGCAGTGCGTAAGGGAAATGATTCGATTAAGCTAGGTATTGACCTTATGATGCAATATCGCTTAATAGTGACAAAGAGAAGCAAGAATATAGTGAAGGAGTTTGGTGAGTATGTGTGGATGGTAGATAAGAATGGTAACTTTGAGAACATACCTGTTGATTATTCTAACCACGCAATAGATGCTATTCGTTATGTGTGTATGGAAAGATTAAACGCTAAGAAGATAAACGCTGGAAGATATCAAATATCAATACGATAATATGCAAACGTGGACAGAAGATGAAATAAGGGAACTAATTCTATTTGCTCAATCAATGAGGCAAGAGAATGAGGATTTAAGAGCCAAAGTAATTGCTATGGATGCAATGC